GGACAAGCTAGAACGATTATGTGGGACTTACTACATGAGCTAGGTAGGCCTGTGATCAAGTCTAGCCATGTGAATAACTTAGAGATTACTCTTATCAACGGTAAGAAGATTCTTGTACGTGGAGCTGATAATCCCGATTCTCTGCGAGGTGTTTCCTTAATTTACGTAGTAATGGACGAATGTGCCTTTATTAAGGAAGATGTATGGCAGAAGATCATCAGGGCTTCACTGTCAGATAAGAAGGGTAGAGCTTTATTCATCAGTACACCTTCAGGACGTAACTGGTTCTACGATACGTTTAATCTAGGACAGGATGAGCAAGATGAAGAGTGGAAGAGTTGGCACTTCACAACTCAGGACAATGAGACCATTGATCCTAAGGAGATTGAGGCTGCAAAGCGTACATTGAGTTCCTTTGCATTCAAGCAGGAATATTTGTCTAGTTTTGATACCTCAGGTGCTGATGTCTTCAAAGAGGAATGGTTTAAGTTAGCTGAAGAACCTCAGTACGGTAGTTACATTGTAGCAATTGACTTAGCAGGTTTTGAAGAGGTTGGTAAGAATGCTGGAGCTTCTAAGAAGAGACTAGATGAGACAGCTATAGCAGTTGTTAAGTTAGAGGATAACGGTAACTGGTGGGTACATAAGATACAGCACGGTAGGTGGGACATCAGAGAGACAGCTGTAAATATCTTGAAGGTAATTAGAGACTTTGAACCTACAAGCATAGGTATTGAGAGGGGAGCGTTGAAGAATGCAGTCCTACCATACCTGAATGACTTGATGAGAAAGAATAACATCTACGCTCACATACAAGACTTAACTCACGGTAACAAGAAGAAGACTGACAGGGTTGTCTGGAGCTTACAAGGTCGGATGGAGCATGGAAGGATTACCTTCAATGACCAAGAGGACTGGAGTGAGTTCAAAGATCAATTGATTATGTTCCCTACAGCAGGTGTACATGATGACTTGGTAGATGCTTTAAGCTACATTGATCAACTTGCTATAGCTAACTACAACCAAGACTACGAAGAAGATGAGTATGAGGTCTTAGACCCTATCTCAGGTTACTAAACAATAAGGGCTAACAAGATGGCTAAAACAGGACTCTATGCGAATATCCAAGCTAAACGTAAGCGTATAGCTGCAGGTTCAGGTGAGAAGATGAACAAGCCCGGCTCTAAAGCTGCTCCATCTAAGATGGACTTTATCGAGGCTGCTAAGACAGCCAAGAAGAAACCTATGAAGGGTAAGTAACACTATGAAAGATTCTAGACTTGAAAGAGCTGGTGTCAGTGGTTATAACAAGCCTAAGCGTACACCTAATCACCCAACTAAGAGTCACGTAGTAGTGGCTAAAGAAGGTGATCAAGTTAAGACAATTAGGTTTGGACAGCAGGGTGTCTCAGGCTCTCCTGAAGGTTCAGCTCGTAACGAAGCCTTTAAAGCTCGTCACGCTAAGAATATTGCCAAAGGTAAGATGTCAGCAGCTTTCTGGGCCAATAAAGTCAAATGGTAACAAATAAAGGTACAAATATGGAAGAGAACCATATGGATAAGTTTGAAGAACCTACTGAGAATGAGAAGGAACTCACCTCATGGGTTAATCAACACATCACCCGTTGGCGTGATCACCGTGATGCTAACTACATGGACTTGTGGTTGGAATACGAACGTATCTTCCGTGGTATCTGGGCTGCTGAGGATAAGGGGCGTGAGAGTGAGCGTAGCCGTATCATCTCTCCAGCTACTCAGCAAGCCATTGAGACTCGTCACGCTGAGATCATGGAAGCTATCTTCGGTCAAGGTGAATTCTTTGACATTACAGATGATGTGAAGGATGTAGATGGTAATCCTTTAGATGTTGAACAGATCAAGGTTCAACTGCATGAGGACTTCAAGCGAGACAAGATTAAGAAAGCTATTGACCAGATTGAGTTGATGGCTGAGATTTATGGTACAGGTATTGGTGAGATCATCGTCAAGACTGAGAAGGAGTACATCCCAGCAACTCAAGCGATTCCCGGTATTGCTAATGCAGCCGCTATTGGAGTTGAGGAAAAGGATAGAGTTGCGGTCAAGATTAAACCAGTTAATCCTAAGAACTTCCTTATTGACCCTAATGCTGATTCCATTGACGATGCTTTGGGCGTTGCTATCGAGAAGTATGTATCCGTCCACAAGATTGTGGAAGGCATTGAGCGAGGGATTTATAAGAAAGTCGACATCACCCTTACAGCGGAGGATGAAGACTTGGAAGTAACCCAAGACTTGAAGACCTATCAAGATGATAAGGTACGTCTGGTTACATACTACGGTTTAGTTCCCCGTGAGTACTTGGATGAGGAAGAATCTGAAGAGTATGCTGAGTTGTTCCCTGAGGGTTCAGTAGGTGATGAGTACTGTAACCTTGTAGAGGCTATCGTTGTGATTGCCAATGGTGATCTACTGTTGAAGGCTGAGGCTAATCCTTACATGATGAAGGATCGTCCAGTTGTAGCCTACCAAGATGATACAGTTCCCGGTCGCTTCTGGGGTCGTGGTACAGCTGAGAAGGCCTACAATATGCAGAAAGCTATTGATGGTCAGCTTCGTGCTCATATGGACTCACTAGCCTTGACTACAGCTCCTATGATTGCAATGGATGCTACTCGTCTGCCTCGTGGTGCTAAGTTCGAGATTAAGCCCGGTAAGGCTATCTTGACCAACGGCTCACCTTCTGAGATCTTGTATCCCTTCAAGTTCGGTCAGACTGATGGCAATGCAGCTGCAGCAGCGCAGAACTTTGAGCGTATGCTATTACAAGCTACAGGCACAGTGGACAGCGCAGGTATGCCATCTAATGTACCTCGTGATGCAGGTGCTGGTGGTATGTCTATGGCTATGGCAGGTATCATCAAGAAGTATAAGCGTACCTTGAGTAACTTCCAAGAAGACTTCATGATCCCGTTCATTAACAAGGCTGCGTTCCGTTATATGCAGTTTGACAGTGAGCGTTATCCATCAGTTGACATGACATTCGTACCTACAGCTACTTTGGGTATCTTGGCACGTGAGTTTGAGCAACAACAGATGATTGGACTCTTGCAGACACTTGGCCCTAATACGCCAGTACTGCCATTGATCTTGAAAGGCATCTTGCAGAACAGCTCATTGTCTAACCGTGGTGAGTTAATGCAAGCTTTGCAGCAGATGTCTCAACCTAACCCTGAAGCTCAACAGGCTGCACAGGCTCAACAGATGGCTCAGATGCAACTTGCACAGGCTCAAGTGGCAGATCTACAGTCTAAGGCTCAGAAACAACAAGCTGAGGCTCAAAAAGCCATGATGGAAGCTCAGTTGATGCCTGAAGAGCACCGAGTTAAGGTTATTCAAGCAGCTGCAACGAACATTGATCAGAGCAGTGACTTCGATAAACGCTTGAAACTGGCTGACATGATGCTAAAAGAGAAGACTGTTAACTTGAAAGCTGCAGATATTGCCTCAAATGAGCGTATTGCAAGCCTTCAGATGATGACTAAGCAACGAAAGCAGTAAACTGCTGAAGAAAGCAATGAAATAGTTAACAAAAAGCTTGACAAAGTGTTGTTTTTATGCTACAATAACACTATTGTTAAGTTATTAATAGAAAGGTTCTCCTTAAATGGACAAAGAACTACAGAAATATTACGAAGAAACCTTTAATACGATGAGTACTGAAGGTTGGAAGTACCTCATAGAGGACTTTGAAGAGATTAAGGCTAGTTTAAACGACATATCTACTGTCACGGACACACAAACACTTTATTTCCGTAAAGGACAGTTAGATATTCTTGAATTAGTTTTAGGGCGTAAGGCTGTGTGTGAGAAGGTGTACGAGGAGTTACAGGGATGAAGCGTCTCTACGACTTTAAGTGCCCTAACGATCACATAACCGAATCGCTAGTTGATAGTGATCATACAACTGCTAAATGCAAAGTATGTAGTAAGGACGCTATCAGGCTCATTTCAGCACCTAGTATTGGTTTAGACGCTATATCTGGCGACTTTCCCGGTGCTACAGCTAAGTGGGCTGCTGTGAGAGCTGACAGGCTCAAGCAGGAACAAAAGAGAGGATC